ATGATCACGTTGGCGCCTTTGGTTGCGATAGTTACGATATCAGCGGCACGGTTGATGGTCGCGGTTCTAAAGGAGCTTTACACGGATTAACAAAATTTTCTATGGAAGACGCGCCGTCAAGCACGTTTTTCTTAGAGTACATAGCAAGACCACAAACCGCAGAGATGTTCTTTGAAGACGTTTTAATGGCATTAGTATTTTACGGGATGCCTTTGCTTGCAGAGAACAATAAACCTCGTCTATTGTATTACATACGCCGTAGAGGATACAGAGGATACAGCATGAATAGACCAGACAGATCTTGGAAGAAAATGTCAACAGCTGAAAAAGAAGTTGGTGGTATACCAAACTCAAGCGAAGATATTAAGCAAGCACACGCTGCTGCTATTGAAATGTACATACAAGAACACGTTGGGCATTTAAGTGATGGGAACTTTGGAACAATGTACTTCAATGATACGCTTCTTGATTGGTCTAAGTTTGATATAAACCGTAGAACTAAGCACGATGCTTCAATAAGTTCTGGCTTAGCAATAATGGCTTGTAATAGACATTTATACGCGCCAAACCCTAAAGTTGAAAAAACACCATTAAACTTAAATATATCAAAATACGATAATAAAGGATTTACATCCCAGATAATTAAATAGGCATGCCTGAAAATATATACGTTAATTTTCCGTCTCAAGCTGTATCTGACTTAGAAAAAATGAGTTCAGATTACGGACTTAAAGTTGCAAGAGCAATAGAGTCAGAGTGGTTTAAAGATACTTATAATAGTAGGTATAGATCTTCTCAACAAAAGTATCATCAACTAAGACTATACGCTAGAGGCGAACAGTCTATACAAAAGTATAAAGATGAGCTATCAATTAACGGAGATTTATCTTACCTTAACTTAGACTGGAAGCCTGTACCTATTATACCTAAGTTTGTAGATATAGTAGTTAATGGTATGTCTGAGCGTATGTTTAATGTACACGCTTATTCTCAAGATCAGTATGGAGTTAGCAAGCGCACTGAGTATATGGAGTCTATCCAAAGAGATATGGACGCTAAAGTTTATAATGATCAAGCCGCTAAGCTATTTGATATAAACTTATATGAAAATAAAAAAGAAGAGTTACCTGACACAAAAGAAGAGCTAGATTTACACATGCAGCTTAATTATAAGCAAGCTGTTGAAATGGCAGAAGAGCAAGCCATTAACGTTTTACTAGAAGGTAATAAATACGATTTAACAAGAAGAAGATTAATATACGACCTAACTGTTTTAGGTATTGCTTGTGTTAAAACTAATTTTAATTATAGCGAAGGTGTAACTATTGATTACGTAGATCCAGTTAATGTTGTTTATTCTTACACTGAGTCACCTCACTTTGATGATATATACTACATCGGTGAAGTTAAAACAATACCAATTAATGAGCTAGCTAGAGAGTTTCCAAACTTAACAGAGCTTGATTTAAAAGAAATATACGACAGCTCTTCAAAAAGATATTTAAGAGGTAGAAGAATAAGTGAAGTTGACAAGAACAAAGTTCAAGTTTTATATTTTAATTATAAGACTTATATGAACGATGTTTACAAAGTTAAGCAGACTGGAACTGGAGGCATGAAGGCTATTGAAAAATCAGATGCGTTTAAAGCTCCTGATAATGAAGAAAGAGGTTACAGTAGATTATCTAGATCTGTTGAGTGCGTTTTTGATGGCGCTATAGTTCTTGGTACAGATAAGTTACTCAAGTGGGGTAAGTCAAAGAATATGATGCGAAGCAAGTCTGACTTTAACAAAGTTAAAATGAACTACTCTTTAGTGGCTCCGCGTATGTATGAAGGTAGAGTTGAATCGTTAGTAAGCAGAATAACTGGCTTTGCAGATATGATACAACTTACTCATTTAAAACTACAGCAAGTGATGTCGCGCATGGTTCCAGATGGAGTATACCTTGATGCAGACGGACTTGCTGAAATAGATTTAGGTAACGGTACTAATTATAACCCACAAGAAGCTCTAAACATGTTCTTCCAAACTGGTAGTGTTATTGGTAGAAGCTTTACTGCTGATGGTGATCAAAACCCTGGCAAAGTGCCTATCCAACAAATATCTAATGGCCAAGGAGCAGGCGGAAAGTTACAGGCTTTAATAGGTAATTACAACTATTACTTGCAAATGATTAGAGATGTAACTGGTTTAAACGAAGCTAGAGATGCTAGTTTGCCAGATCCTAAGTCATTAGTAGGTGTACAAAAGCTAGCGGCTGCTAACTCAAACGTAGCTACAAGGCATATTCTATTAGGTTCTATGTATTTAACTTCAGAAGTTGCAGAGTCTTTGTCACTACGTATATCTGACATACTAGAATACTCTCCGACTAAAGATGCTTTTATACAAGCTATAGGCTCTCACAACGTAGCTACATTAAAAGAAATGTCTGATCTATACTTATATGATTTTGGTATATTCCTAGAACTAGAGCCTGACGAGCAAGAAAAGCAGCAATTAGAAAACAATATACAAACAGCGTTAACTCAACAGTTAATAGATTTAGATGATGCAATAGATATTAGAGAAGTTAGGAACATTAAGCTAGCTAATCAACTGTTAAAGATAAAGCGAAAAAGAAAACAAGAAAGAGATCAACAAATCCAACAACAAAACGCACAGGCGCAAGCACAAGCAAATGCGCAAGCTCAACAAGCCATTGCTCAAACTGAGATACAAAAAAATCAGGCAAAAACTCAAGCGGACATGCAACTAGAACAGATGCGTGGCCAAGGTAGATTAAATCAGCTTAGAGAAGAGGTTAAATTAAAGAAAGAGTTAATGGAGTTTGAGTTTGAACTTAACCAAAAATTAAGGCAACAAGATGGCATGAGAAGTGAGCGTATGCAAAAAGTTGGTGAAGACAGAAAAGATAAAAGAGAAAAAATTAAAAAGTTTGAGTCTTCAGGTAATGATATACTTGGAGGCGGATTGGGTTTAGATAAGTTCAACCCACAAGTTGGAAATTAATTATATAATATTTTATTATGGAAGAAAATAAACAAACAGACCTCGAAGAAGTAATCGAAGAGGTAGAACAAGAGGCACCTCAAGCTGAGGAAGTTGAAGAGGTTGTAGAGGAGCAACCAGAGATTGATTTAACTAAATTCAATAGCGCAGAAGATCCTGACGTTATTAAAGTAGATTTATCAAATCAAAATGCTGAAACTGTAGAAGAAACCACAGAAGAAGTTATTGAAGAAGTACAACAAGAAGAACCAGTACTAGAAGAAGTTTCTGAACAAGAAGTTGAAGATTTAAAAGAAGAAATATCTGATGCTATAGATGAAGCTGAAGCTACAGGTGGTCCACTTCCTGATAACGTACAAAAGCTTATTAACTTTATGGACGAGACAGGCGGAGACCTTGAAGACTATGTACGACTAAATAGAAATATTGAAGACATAGACGATCAAGACGCTTTACGTGAATACTACAAAGAAACTAAACCTCATCTATCTTCTGAAGAAGTAGACTTTTTGATGGAAGATCAATTTGCCTATGACGAATCAATAGATGATGAGCGAGATATAAAGAGAAGAAAATTAGCCCGAAAAGAGCAAGTTGCCGAGGCTAAAGCCTATTTAGACGGGCAAAAGTCTAAGTACTATGAAGAAATTAAAGCTGGAAGCAAGCTCACTAATGAGCAGCAGAAAGCTATTGACTTCTTTAATAGATATAATAAAGAGTCTGAACAGACGCAGAAAACTAGTGAAAGGCAAAAGTTAGTTTTTAATAAGAAGACCAATAAAGTGTTTAACGATAAGTTCAAAGGTTTTGAATACAACGTCGGTGACAAAAATTATAGGTATTCAGTTAAAGACGCCGAGCAAATTAAAAACAGCCAAAGTGATATTAATAACTTTATCGGAAAGTTTCTTGATGAAGATAATACTTTAGGCGATGCTAAAGGTTACCACAAAAGCTTATTCACAGCTATGAATGCGGATGCAGTCGCTAAACATTTTTACGAGCAAGGTAAAGCAGATGCTTTAAAAGAAACATTTGCAAAATCTAAAAACGTTGACACTAGTTCTAGACAAGAGTTTGTCGGTGGTGAAGACGGATATAAAGTTAAAATACTAGGTGATGACTCAGCCTCTTTTAAATTTAAAATGAAAAGTAAAAAATAAAAATTAAGAAAAAATGGCATTAACACCAGGAGATAATTTGAATAGCGTACCTGCTCCAATTCAGCAGGCGCTATCTACAAATTACTTAGACCTATCAACCTCTGCAGGTTGGGGTCAACAATACGTTCCAGATCTAATGGAGAAAGAAGCAGAAGTGTTCGGACCAAGAACAATTTCAGGTTTCCTTTCGCAAGTTGGAGCTGAAGAGGCGATGACAGCTGACCAAGTTATTTGGTCTGAGCAAGGTCGTCTACACCTTTCATACAAAGGTGAAGTTAAATCAAGCACTACTATTCAGATTCAATCTGATATTGACGGTAATAACACAGACACTGGCAATGGTATTTCTGGCGGAGCTTCTCCGGCAGTGATAAACCACGGTATTAGAGTTAATGATACTGTAATTATTGCAAGTGCTAATGGAGTACACAAGTGTTTAGTTAAATCAATTGATGGTACAGATGCTGACTTACTCACAGTGTCTCCTTACAGCGCTGCTAACTTAGGTTACTCTTCTACTGCTGCGCTAGGTGCTACAATCCTAGTTTACGGTAGCGAGTTCTCTAAAGGAGTTGGTTACAACAAAGGAGGCGATGCTCTAGTTGATGCAAGAGACGCTAACGAGCCTTCGTTCAAGACATTTACTAACAAGCCTATCATTATGAAAGACTACTACGAAGTATCAGGTTCTGATGCATCTCGTATTGGTTGGGTTGAAGTAGCTGCTGAAGACGGACAATCAGGTTTCTTATGGTACTTAAAAGCTGAAGCAGACACTCGTGCTCGTTTCAACGACTACTTAGAGATGGCGATGCTTGAGGCTGAAAAAGGTCAGACTGGTACAGAAGTAGACCAAAATCTTGGAACTGGAACTGATACTACTGTAGGATCTGAAGGTTTATTTGCTGCTATCGAAGATCGCGGTAACTTAACTTCAGGTATTACTGGAGTAAACGCTGCTACTGATCTAGCTGAGTTTGACGCTATTCTTGCTGAGTTTGACTCTCAAGGTGGTATTGAAGAAAACATGCTATTCGTTAACCGTGCTACATCTTTAGCTATAGACGATATGCTTGCTTCAATGAACTCATACGGTGCTGGCGGTACTTCTTACGGAGTATTTGAAAACGATGAAGACATGGCATTAAACCTAGGTTTCTCTGGTTTCCGTCGTGGATCATACGATTTCTACAAGTCTGACTTCCGTTACTTAAACGATAAGTCTACTCGTGGAGGTATTAACGCTGCTAACGCTGCAAATGCTATCCGTGGAGTTATTATTCCAGCTGGTACATCAACTGTATACGATCAGCAGTTAGGT